AGCTCTAACATCGTAGATTTCTTGTTGGACGAAACCAGTATCACGCCAAGTTAATGGAAACTCATCTGCTGGAACTATCCCATCTTGAAAGTTTTGACCAACAGCATAACCAATTTGAGGAAAATTAGGCTCCACAGTGCCACTAGTACCAGCAATTGTGCACTGATAAACACGTCCATTAGGCGTCGTTGCAACAATTTGGTCTCCCACATAATATTGAGTAGAGGCAGTCCAAGCTGAGAATCTTTTATGCTCATCAATTAATTCTCCAAGTGCATTAGAATCAAGCTCAGGATATGCATCAGCTTGAACCATCCAACTTAGTTTTTTAATAGCTTGTAAACGACTTAATGGCATAGTTTTAAATCCTCAATTGTTTTCCTATTATATTTTACGATATTAGTAATAAAGAAAAAAAAAGACCAGATTTCTCTGGCCTTTCTCCCATAGTAATGATACTATTAGTTGTTGGCGACAAGCACCGCAACACTTCCGCAAACTGAAGCTGTAGGAAGGTCATGGAATTTAAACCCAAATCTAGAAGTAGCTCGGAAGAAGAGGGAATCACTAATGAAACCAGCTTGATCAGAAACTTGGATACGAAGATCACGTCTGGAACCCATGATTGCACCAGTGGACATATTACCAAAGAGTGCAAGTGGAGTGTCAGCTGCAGGTGTTGGGTCTTGGCTTAATACCTGAGTGTAGATGACAGGATAACCAAACAATGTTGGGTTAGGTCCTGGAGCTGCAGTAAGGTCAAAGAAGCCGTTACCAGAAAGCGCATCCAAGTCATTACAAACAACTTGTTGGAAGAATGCACGGTTCATGTAGAACGCACACTCACCTGGACGATCTGCATACTGAGGAATAGCTGCAGTAAGTTTACGAAGGTCAGCAAGAGTAGTTGCATTCCAATCGCCAGTTACATCAGCACCAGTGTAAATCCAACCTGCGTTAGCACCACCGTTAACAGCAGCAATAGCTGGAACTACACCAGTAATACCACCATATGTTGAAGTACCATCGCCTAAAAATGTCGCTAAATCTTCATTATATGCCATGACATAAGCCATATCTTGAGCCAATGTAGCACCGACATCAACAATGGAGTCTTCTTGCAATTCTGAAGAAACCTGTGTAAGGATAGCAAGTTTTTTTGCAAGGATTTGAACGTTTGCAAAAGTAACTTGTGATGCAGTAATGTTGGTGTTTTCAGCTGGCCAATATGCAGTTGTAGATGCAGTGTTTTTAGGAACGTTCAAGTTGTCTGAACTCATACCCATAACACGAGCATTCTGTCTCATAACACCATATTGATCACGGAGAAAGATAACTTCACGAGCAAGAATCTGTGGAACTAAAAATCCACCGTCTGCATCGGTTGTTTCGTTCTGACCTTTGGTGTAATAGCCATTTTCAACTAACCACTGATGAGCCTTTCGGTCATTACGGCCAACCATCTTAGCCAACTGACCAAAAGCATAACCCATCTTTTCTTTTTCTGCTCTGGAATCTGGTGAAAAGCCCTTAACATTTTTAAAAGATGAAGAGCTAGGAATGATAATATCGGACATTTTCTTTACCTCTACGTTTTCAGATGCAACAGGAACTTCAGCAAGAGCTTTAATCATCTCTGCTTTTTCTTCCAATTGCTTATTTTCATTAATAAGAGCTTTAGCTGCAGTTGTGTCTGCATTCTCAAGCTCAAGGATTTCGGTAGCCTTAATCGCATTGTCTTTGATTTTGGCTTGGATTTCTTCAAGTGTCATTTTTTTTTACCTTAGTCTTGTACTTCGACTTAAACTAAATATTTCAAAGCTGCTGTTAGTAATGCATTTCTTTCAGCTTCTTTATCAATATCAATTGTTTTTTTAATTTCTGGTTCTTGAATATCATCTACATCACGCAAATGAGACCAAACCAATTTTGCCAAACCCTTAGCTTGGCTGCGAGAAAGGTCCATAGCATCACGCAAGGCTCTTTCACATTGTTTTATATTTTCAGGTGATTTAGCAACAATACTTTTCATTGCTTCCATTTCCATTGACATTTGAGCATCTGGCATTGCAACATATTTATCTGCAACCATCATTACTCTGTCGTGGAAACCTTGAACTACTGCATTAATAGTAGCAAGATCACCATTAGATTCAATAACGCCTAAAACACCCTCTATCATGCGCTTATAGAGGCAGTGAATTGAATCAGCTACTAAATCTTCTTCAACACCATCGTAAATAGTAGAGGCAATTTCTTCTGGTGAGGCATTAATCATCATTAATCCTTCCACCATGTCATCAACTTCTCCACCTTCTGATTCGTATTCGTCTTCAGATTTCTTTGACATTTCTCTTTTTTCCTTTTCGGTATAGTCAACAAATCTGCCTTCTTCATCAAAATATCTCTTTGCTTCTACCATATTTCTTGATTCAGCAGGTGTAGGTGTTAATGATGCTTCAGCTAATGCCCATCTCTTAATTTCAAAAGCCTTACCCATCATTTCTCTTTCAACCATATGAGAAGCGGAACCAGAACTAAAACCTAATTGACCTTTTTTAGCAAGGTCATAAATCATCTTAGAATATTCATCAGCCATATCTAATTGAGCTGAATACCAAAGACCTTTATCATCCATCTTAACAGTGCCATAGCCAATCTTTTTTGTGCCTAAAGTCTTGTCCATTCCGTGGTTGTAATAAAGACCAAGCTTATGACTTTCACCATTATCAAATTCAAATCCAAAATCAGTGGATTTAGTAAAATAATCCTTTTCTAAATCAGTGTCATTAGAATTGCCAAAGCGTACTAAATAACCCTCAACAACACCATTTTCTTTGGCTTTAATTTCTGCACTAAAAAAAGTCTTCATTGACTTTATAGGATCAGGAATTACTCTTAATGCATCAGCTCTATGAATTACTGTTTGCTCTGTTAAAACATCTTTGCCATCTTGATCTTTTTGCACTAATTTAATAACGTAAACTGGATCTCGTGGAGTGCCTGTCAATGTATAGTCAGAAATGCTAGATTGTACTTCGCCGTCTGTTCTAATATCAACAATTTTACCCCTAGCATCAGACGCAGAAGTGCCCCATGATACATAATCACCCATTTTTAAATCTTCTGGTAGTGCTTTAAACATAAATATAATCCTCTAGAAGCGTTGTCTTATTATATTTTACGATATTCTAGATCTTTTAAAGTATTACACGTTTACAGTTATATAAATTGAAACACAAAAAAGGATAGGTTTTTAGTCCTATCCTTCCTTCCTTCCCAGGTTCTATGTGAGAAAAATAAACAATTATCTTATAAAGGTTTATTTTATCTTATGCTCTATCTTAAACTCTTCAACTCTATCATCTCTGTGTCCGTTAAGAATATGAGTGGCAAAAATTGATCTACATTTAGTTAATATGTGAGCTGCTTTTACTTCTTGTAATTGTGATTTAAGTGAGGCATTTTCTTTTCTTAGCCTATCATTATCTTCAAGTACGCTATTATATAAACTTAAGGAATTAACTTTTTCAGTCATTCTCTTTACCTTCTATCTTTTCTATTAATATTTGGAAGATATTTTTAATATCTTCGAAGCTTGGTCGTTCTTGTTCAATTCTATTTACTCGCCAAAGCATATATAAATTAAAGATGGCAAAGGTGAACAAGAGCAACCTATCAAAAATATCCAATTAAAACTCACTCTTATCTATAGAAGGTGGCAAAGTGTATTTATCGTAGGTTTGCATAATATTTCCTTCTTTGATTTTTAATTGTTCTAAGGTCATTAAATACTTATCTTCTTGCTTATATAGTGTTTTAAATCCATCCCATAAAACTTCAGAGATAACATTAACTGGATCAAAATAAGAATCAATTGTTTCTCCATCAATCCATTTAGTGTTTTGATGGTTAGGTGAAATTAATGTGAACCTATAATCAGATACATTGTCGTGTTTAATTCTAATGCAACTAATATTAATCAAAAAACCACCGTCTAATTTGATGC